TGCCGCTGGTGTTGTGGGTACTGACGTGAAAAATACTTCTAGTTCGTTAGATAAATTTAAGGAAGGTGCGGATAACTTTAATGTGGATTATGATGCTAGAACTAATAAGGGATTGACTGGTCTTTTACAAAATGTTGCAGAATCGATAACTGGTGCTGCATCATCTTTTATTTCTAATCTAGTTCCTGGCGGTATATCTTCGTCCGAACAAGAAAGAATTTCTATACTAGAAAAGTTTGATTCGGGTAATAACAAGGATAAAAAAGAGGGCGTTAAGACTCTGGTATCCAAGTCGCCTAATGTATCAGAACGCATGAAAGAAATTCTTGCCGAAGACCCTAATACTTCTACTACCTTAGATATGCAAATAAAGATGCAAGAGGAAGCGAAAAGACGAGGTGTCCCAGACAAAGAAATTCAAGCAGCCGTACAAGAAATATCATCTATTGAACAACAGATGAGTGATTTGGATACTACCATTAGTGGTTCCTTTGTTGTTAGTGCTAACTTGTTTGATGTTCCAGAACCTATTGATCAGTCTGCAAAATGGAATGGTAAGAGTAGTCCAGATGATATGTTCACTATGGTATCATCTGTCGAGGAACTTGATGCGGAATTTGGTAATGTCTTCCGTCAGGTCACAGAGTTGATTATTCATGCGACCGAGACATACACCAATAAAAATATAGGTGCGGTTGAGATAAATAATCTACAATCTGAATTAGGACACGATGGTATTGGTTATCATTATGTGATTCGTAGGGATGGTAGACTACAACGTGGTAGACCTGTTAACCGTATTGGTGAACACGCTGCGACCAATGGCCATGATACATACTCTATAGGTATTGCAATGGTGGGTGGACTGAATGTTTCTTCGGGTGAAAACAATGCGACAGACTACAGGTCTGCACAATCGTTTACACGAGAACAGTTTACCACACTAGAAAAATTTGTCAATAGTTATTATCGTAGATATCCAGGCGGGCAGGTGTTTGGACACAACGACATTGATGCCAGTGAATTTGACCCATACTTTGATGTACAGGATTATGTTGAGTCGGTATTCAGGAAAAAGAATAAGACACTCGAACCATTGAATAGAGGGCCATTGTCCCCAGCGGAGATTATTGAATGACAACTAAGAAAGACAATTTTGACCTAAGAGTCGATAAGATTGGTGAGGGTACAGAGAATACTCTGGGTGTTCCGAATGATGGGATGCAAGACCCTACAGGTGAATATCCCAAACGTGAATATAACTATGGGTCATCAATCAACAAAGCTGCACGTGGTTCTAAGACCAACAATATTTATGTTGGGGGTGGTGACATCGGTGTGTCCTTGGGTATTGAACCACAGAGACCATCCGAGTATCCATTTAACCAAGTACAGGAGACTATCTCTGGTCACGTAATTGAACAGGATGACACGCCTGGCGGTGAACGAGTACTAATCAAACACCGAAAGGGTGCTGGTATTGAGATGAGGGCAGATGGTTCTGTTATCATTTCCGCAGTAAACAACAAGGTCGAAGTGACTGGTGGTGACCAGACTGTTATCATTGAGGGTAATGGTAATCTCGTGTATCAAGGTAACTTGAACATGAAGGTGACTGGTGACTATAATGTTGATGTAGGTGGTAACTACAATGTCAATGTTGGTGGTAGTCTACGTGAAGAGATTCAACAGAATCACCGAACCATCACAACAGGTAATCGTGAAGAGACTGATAAGAAGACCAAGACAAACAGAACCTTGAGTACGGTTACTGATGTTATGTTAGCAGACCATAATCAGTTTGTCAAGTTAGACCAAAAGAATTTTGTTGAGGGTAATATTGAGATTGCCGCAGAAGACAACATCCTCGTATCAGGTAAACAGGCAGTTGCACTTACAAGTAAGAATACAAATATCACTGGTGCGAAGTATGTTTCTGTTATGGGACAGAAAGGTGCAATCGGTGGTAGAATGGTTGACTTTACTGGTAATTTATTCCAAGGTGGTGAGGGCCCAGTTGAGTTCAACTCAGGTGCGAACTTCTATGGTACGTTCTTTGGTAAGGCATCTGAAGCATGGAAAGCGAATAACGCAAACTTTGCTGATCTTTCACTTAGGTCATACTATGCAAAGAATGCAACGGCTGCAAAGACCGCAGTGACCGCTGGTACTGCTGCGGTGGGTTCTGCAACATTCACTACACCCGATGAATTGTCTGCGAGTTCACATAGTCCCATATTCGCAGAAGAACAACAGTATCCAAGTTCGGGGCCTGGGGAAGTGCAGATTACTGGTGAGTGGGTAACAGGTCAAGCAGTCAATGGTGACTATGCAATCAGAACTGTTGTAGTAGATGGTGGAGATGTGTTGTTGACCAAAACATTGTTGTCAGATGACTACAAGGATGTGTTCGATAAGATTCCGACAACCCAAGAGATTCGTTCTGCATTTAGAAACTCTGCATCACGTGATGCGATTGGTTCAACCCTTGTTGCAGAAGAAAGACTCAATCCACAATATAAAACAAAGACCCCACCATCAGTTGGTAGGACTGCGAAGAAATCCCCATCATCTAGATTTGGATTTGAACCTATTGGTAATGCAATTGAGAATAGAGGAAAGAGATTTACGCCATGATTATATTAGTTGACCCAGTATACAATCCAGCGAAACAGGGTGCGATAACATCTGCAACCAAGTTAGGGCCTGGCATCACGATTGCAAAGTTCCTTGGTGCGTATGGTGACCGAACTCCGTTCAACCATGTCGTAACCAATACCGAGAGAAAGAAAATCGCACGACACTTGTACCTACAGGCAGAAGCGATGCGTATCATCAATGGTAACACCAAGAACTTTAATGATGTTCGTTTGATTGTCTCTGAAGGAATTTATCAGATGAGAGAAACAGACGTGAATGACGAAACGATGCAGAAGAAGTCTGATGGTAGATTGGTATATTATCAAGTAGTAGACCAAGAAGGTAATATTGACCTAGAAAGAACATTTGATGTTGCGGAATACTGGAAGGATTATGTCAAGTTTGGTAAGTTGTATCTTGACTATGATAACTATAATCCAGACGAAAGTCTTTGTGCATCAATAGGATTAGAGTTTCCGAACACCCCCGAATCATTTGATATTGAGTTCGCTGGGGATGTAGAAACTTATTATAATAATGAGATAATGAGTAAAGATGAATTAGTAGAAATTAAAGAAACCGAGTAAAAAGGGTTATAAATAGAAGTATGGCGATACGAAGAGCATTTGCACAAGAAGACAACAACCTCCAAACCTCGTCAATATCGAGCAGTCGTTCACGACAGTATACTGATATTGATTTGACACTTGCGATTAAACCTACTAGTGGTGAAGTCTATAAGAAGTCAAATGGGGGTGCGGTTAAACAGGCTGTCAAGACTTTAATCCTTACAAATTTGTTGGAGAAACCATTTCGTCCAGAATTTGGTGGAAATTTGAGAAGTCAGTTATTTGAGTTGGCAGATGGCGGTAACTCTGGAATAGTGAAAAGAAATATCATAAAGAATATAGAGATTTATGAACCAAGAGCAGAAGTTATATCTATCGATTTGTCCCCCCAATCAGACAAAAACTTATTAGATGTAACAATAAAATTCAAAGTAGTTAACACAGAAGAAGAGACCACGTTCACTACCACACTTGCAAGGTTAAGATAAAATGGCGACAACAATAAAATCAACCTCATTAGACTTTGATGCAATCAAGAACAACTTGAAGACTTTTCTTGCACAAAAAGAAGAGTTTGCAGATTATAACTTCGAGGCGTCTGGTCTGTCGAACATTCTGGATGTTCTTGCATATAATACCCACTACAATGGATTGACCGCTAACTTTGCATTGAACGAATCCTTCCTTGGTACTGCACAACTTCGTAGTTCGTTGATTTCTCTTGCCGAAGGTATTGGTTACATTCCTGATAGTATGACATCATCTCAGGCAATTGTCAAGTTATCTTTGAATCTCGCTAGTGTTACAGATCGAACTTCATCCATTCAACTTCAATCTGGATATAAGTTTAACGCAACTGTTGATGATAAAGAATTTGTATTCCAGACAGTGGAAGACATCAGCGCAGAAGACAATGGTTCTGGTTTATACGAATTTCAGAATGCGAGTGGTAGTAAGAATATTAAGATTCTTGAAGGTACTGAAAGAGTTAAAACTTTTTTGGTACATCGTGCAGAAGACAATGCGGTTTATATTATTCCAGACAATACAATGGATATTGATACTGCGGTTGTTCGTGTATACCAAACACCATCAAGTTCAGTCTTTTCAACATATACAAATATATTAAAGGCCAATACAATTAGTGCAAACTCTACATTGTATATCCTAAAAGAATCACCCAATGGTTTCTTCGAATTATCATTCGGTAATGGTTCTACTTTGGGTACTGCGCCTACAACTGGTTCAAAAGTCTCACTAAATTACCTTGCGGTAAGTGGGGCAGAATCCAACACTGCGAAAGTATTTGAACCACAATCAAATGTCTCTGTTGGTGGTAGTTCATATGAGATGACGGTATCGACAGTTGCAAAGGCGGTAGGTGGTTCAGATAAAGAGTCGATGGAATCTATCCGTCAGACCGCACCATTTCAGTACGCATCTCAGAATCGAATGGTAACTGCCGCTGACTATAAGACACTTGTATTAAGAAACTTCTCCACACTCATTAAAGATATACAATCCTTTGGTGGTGAAGATGCACTTGAACCACAATTTGGTACAGTATTCCTATCCATTCTATTTAATGCTGATGTGGATGCGGTTACTGAACAGGTCACAAAGGATTCCATCATAGACCTTGCAAAACAATTATCGGTTGCATCGTTTGGTCTTAAATTCACCGACCCAGTTAAGACATTTATTGAGTGTAGAACATTCTTCCAGTTTAACCCGAATCTGACTACATTATCAAGAAACACTATTCAGGACACAGTGAACAATACAATCAAAACCTATTTTGATACTAACACTGGTAAGTTCGGTCAATCATATAGACGTTCTAATCTATTATCATTGATTGATGAAGTAAGTTCTGCTATTCTATCTTCTCGTTCAGAAACCTTTCTCCAGAGACGATTCTCACCGACACTGACTGCGATTCGAGATTACACATTACGATATGCGGCCGCTTTGGCGGTTCCAGATGATGTTAACCACATCATAACATCAAACCAGTTTGTATTACAGAACAAAAACTGTATCCTAAGAAACAAACTAAATACTAACAAACTAGAAGTATTTAATACCGAAGATACCGAGGTTCTTGTTGATAATGTGGGTTCTTATAATGGCGATACTGTGTCTATCGTAGGTCTTCAAATAGACAACTTTGTTGGTTCAGATACCTTTATCAAGTTGAGTGCAAAACCAGCGAATCAAAGTGCTATCACCCCATTTAGACAAGATATTCTTGAATTTGACCAATCTAACACATTCTCAAGAATCGTTGATGTTGCGCCTGGAGTAACAAACTAATGAGTAATAAGAAAGATGTTACATTAACTGACATCAACAGGAGAGAACTCAATTTTATTGACTATAAGATTGAACAAATTCTTCCTGATTTCTTTAGAACTGAATATCCTAAACTCATCTCGTTATTAAAAGAATACTATGAGTTTGAAGAGAGTGATGACTCTCCCGCAAACCTCCTCCACGAATTGTTCTATAGTAGAGACATTACACAGACAGATATAAATCTTCTATCATTTATTGAAGATGAATTACTGTTGGGTCAATCATATTTCGAAGGATTCCAAGATAAACGTGCTGCTGCGAAATACTCTAATCAGTTGTATCGTTCGAAGGGAACTAAGTTCTCTATCGAACAATTCTTCCGAACATTTTTTGATGTTGACCCTGCAATTGAGTATACAAAAGATCAAGTGTTCAAGGTTGGTGAAGTAGGTTCAGAGATTGGATTCAACTCATTGAAATTTTTGACCAATGATAAATTATACCAGACATTTGCAGTTCTAATCAAGACTGACATATCTCAATCCAAGTGGATAGAACCATACAAATTATTTGCACACCCGGCTGGTATGTTTGTTGGTTCTGAAGTTCAGATAATGTCAGTTGTAAAAGATACTGTAACTACACCACAAGTTTTGATAGAACCACCACCACCACTTGCGATACATTCGGTTGCTGGTTTCGTAGATCAGGGAGTTACAGATTTGAGTGCTATAGTAGATGACCTATATACTGATTCAGCTGGTGTTTACAATCGTATCAATGCGGAGTTAATTTCTCTTCATAAACTTTCTTTAGAACAGATACAGACCATAGACAATCAATATTCATCTTTACGTGAAGCGCAGATCATGAGTTCGCCCACATTCGATGATTCGGATGAAGTTGGAACCAATGGTATGGACTTATCGAACAACTTTGCGTTTGAGACACTTGATCAACAGAAACATCAATGGTGGAGTGTAGATTCCGACCAGTACGTAAAGAGTTTAATATTAGACAATACTTAAAAAGTTTAATATTATGAACAATAAATCTTATAAATAGTTAGATAACAAACGGACTATAAAATGGCACGACAGACACTAAACAGAGGGACAACAGCGAACGATGGTACAGGTGATACCCTACGTGTTGCTGCCCAAAAAATAAATGAGAACTTTCAAGAACTCTACACTACTCTTGGTGGAGATACTACTGTACCTATCGTATCCTTAACTGGTGATGGTATAGTTTTTGAAGGTTCTTCTCCAGACGATCATGAGACCAGTCTTGTTGCGGTAGAACCTACTGCGGATAATACGGTATCACTTCCTAATACATCGGGAACGTTAGTTCTGGATACCATGACTCAGACGTTGACTAATAAGACTCTTACTGCACCAGTTCTTTCATCAGTTCAGATAGATGACACTTCAGGTAACCATCAGTACATCCTTGGTGTAAGTGAACTTGCGGCAGACAGGACTGCGACACTACCTTTACTGGGTGGTGATGATACGTTTGTACTTGCAAATCACGTTGAGACTTTATCTAATAAAACATTACTTGCTCCAATAATTAATAACCAGAAACTTGGCGGTTTAGATGGTGGTGCATTGTTACTAGATAGTTCAAATAATCAATATCTCAAGTTTATTAATGTTTCGAGTGCGGTCAGTCATTTGCAGATTTCAAACGCTGCGACAGGTAATAACCCATCTATAGATGTACAGGGTGGGGACACTAATATCAGTCTTGAACTATCTGCGAAAGGTACAGGTGGTATCGAGATTATGAATAAACTGGTTCTAGAGAAGGGAACCGATATCGCAACCACAACAGCGATAAACTTGAACCAACCACAAACTGTGTTTAACGCTTCGGGGCAGATTCTTCCTACTATCGCTGATGGTACAATTCAAGGTGAAATGAAAACCTTCATAAATATAGGTGCTGGTGAGGCGAGATTGACTACAGGTTCACCGTCAAATATTTATGGTGTCGGTGCGAATGGTCACGTCTCGTTTGGTCAGGGTGATGGATGTATTCTCATGTGGAACTCTACTGGGAGTAAATGGTATTTTGTGGGTAATAACGGAACAACAATAGGATAATATAGAAAATGGCGACTATAACAAACCCAATTAAAAAGCAAGTAATCCAAGACCTGAAGGGTGATATAGATTCTTCGGGTACTCACTACTATGCGGTAATTGGTCGTTCAGAAGATTGGAACGATTCGGACATTGCACCGACAGCAATAAACACTGCACGAGAGGAAAGAAACTTCCGTCTCGGTTTACAGTCTGCGAAAAAGGTAGTTGACATTACTTTTGTTGTTCCTCGTTACAATTGGGCATCGGGTGCAATATATTCTGCATACGATGATGCACAAATTGGTTATCCTACCCAGACTTACTATGTCATGAACGACAACAACCAAGTTTATTTGTGTATCCAACAAAGCAGAAACTCCGCTGGTAATGCACAGGTATCAACTGTACAACCGACAGGTAACACCACAGGTGTTCCATTTGATACTGCGGATGGTTATATCTGGAAGTTCTTGTATTCTATTGGTGCATTGGATGCAAACAAGTTTGTTTCTGCGAACTATATTCCTACTAAACTCATAACAAGTACCACCGAAGATTCTCCTGCTCCCGATATCGAACAAGAGACAGTACAGAACAATGCAATCGTTGGACAGGTCGTGGGTTACCAAGTTACTTCGGGTGGGGCGGGTTATACCTCTGTCCCTACGGTTACTATTGTCGGTGATGGCACAAAGGCAAAAGCTGGTGCAACAATCTCTGGTGGACAAGTAACAAACGTCACTTTAATTGATAGTTCGGGTGATTACACACTAGGTTCTGGATACAACTTTGCGGAAGTTAAGTTTTCTGGTGGTGGTTCACCAACTACAACTGCTAAAGCACGTGCAATTCTTGGAAGTTATGGTGGATTTGGTGCAGACCCAAGAGATGACTTACGTTCTACCGCAATTATGGTAAATAGTAAACCAGAAGGTGTTGAGGGTGATGACTTTATTATTGGTAATGACTTCCGACAAGTTGGTCTACTCAAGAATCCTAAAGACTCTGGGGATGGAGTACTGTTTACTGCGGATACTGGTATATGTCTCAAGAAACTCGTCTTCAATAGTATAACCCAGACCTTCACTCCCGACAATATAATCCAAGGCGCCACCACTGGTGCCCAAGCGCTTGTTGATAAAGTTGACTCTGACGAGGTGTGGTATCACCAAACGGAAGTAACAGGTTTTACTACCTTCCAGGCTGGTGAACAAGTAAACGAAACCGATGGTAATGGTACTGGTAGTTTGTCATCTAGTTCGCATTACGTAGTTCCAGAGATAGATACCTCTACTGGGGAAGTCCTATATATTGATAACCGTGCTTCTGTTACACGTTCAACAGATCAGACCGAAGATATTAAACTCGTAATACAAATTTAAGGTAATAACCGATGCCAAAGACATTTACATCAAACGTATTCTCTTCCTCATATAAGGATGACTTCAAAGATAGTGATAACTATCATCGAGTCCTCTTTAATAGTGGTCGTGCATTGCAGGCAAGGGAACTTACCCAACTGCAAACAATTATTCAAGAAGAGATCGGTCGTTTTGGTCGAAACATATTCAAGGAAGGTGCCGCAGTAAACCCAGGCGGGCCAACTGTTACGAATGATTACGAGTTCATTAAACTAAACGTATTAACACACCCCTTACCATCTGACCCACAGACACTAGTTGGAACAACTCTTACTGGGCCGAACATTGGTTCTGGTAGTGGTATTCAGGTACGAGTACTTGAGTTTGTTGCTGCTACAGGTAGTGACCCCTCAACTCTTTATGTACAGTACATTAATACTGCATCGGGCGTTTCTGGTGAAGAACCTATCCGATTGTCTTCTGGTGATGTGATGACCAACACAGGTGCTTCGATCAGTCTACAAGTTGCAAATGCGGTTGGTACAGATTTACCTGTTGGTCGTGGTTGT